GGGTTCGATAGGTTCGTTAAATCTATCTAAAGTTTTCATTTTTATATTACCACTAATATCAACATCATCGAGTTGCATTAGTTCCCTATTTAGTAATATTTGATTTTTAGATTGAAGTATATCTTTGTAAATTTTTATTTTACCTTTAGTTTCTTCATACTTAGTTTTAGATAACTCTAATAAATCATCTACTGATAGTTTATCTTCTTGAGTTATTTCAGGAAATCGTTTAACTACGGTTTTAATACCACAACCATATACTCCAGGAATATTATCTGATTTATCCCCATCCAATACTCTATATAGTAAAAGATTCTTGGATTCAATTCCATATTCTTCTTTTACCATTTTGGTATTATACATTTTCTTTTTGGTAGGTGACCAAACGATAGTTGTATCATCAATCAGTTGAAGGAAATCCTTATCTGTTGACATAATTACCGCTTGTTCATCTTCCTTGAGAAGTTTGGTGGATATATAAGCCATAATATCATCGGCTTCAACACCATCGTATATCATAGTTGTAAGAGGTAACCCATCTAACATTTCATTTAACCAAACGAATTGTCTTTTCATAGATTCTCTTTCATCCTCATCGTTCATCATACCCTTATAAGCACGATTTACTCTGAGTTTGTTAGAATCTCTTTGAGCTTTATATCCACTAAATTTCTTCTTTCTTTGGGTAGAACCACCCTTACCATCAAAAACTACAACAACACGAGTCGGTTGAGTTTGTCTAATTGCATATCCAATCGATTTGAGAACACCGGTTGCACCACCAACATGGTCACCATCATCATTCATTGTAGGAATGGATGACCAACATCTGATAAATGTATTTAACCCATCAATAATTAAAACACGAGAATTCTTGTGTTTATTGATATTTGTTTCTCTATCGGTTTCAACCGAATCTAAAATGTTTTTGTATAGTTTCTTCATTTATAAAACTTTTTTCTTAACTTGTAGTTCAAAGTACTCCTCAAGTGCATCTAACCTATCATCTGCATCTACTAATTTAGTCAGAGCTTCCTCTGCGTTTTTGTAGAAATCTTCAGTAGAATGGTCACCGATACCAACTGATTTGTTACCAAGAAGGTCCAAGGAAAGAAGTGCTTTTGCTTTATCAGCTTCTGCACTTGTTTTTAACATATCGTATAATGTCTTATCCATAATTATTCATTTACACCAGCACCTTTGGTATCTATTTCCATAGCATCGATATCGAGAGTATTACCTTTATATTGTAAGATAGTTGTTTCACATATCTTTTTATAAATTTGTTCTCTGAGTTCAGTATTCTCATCCATCAAAGGAATAAAATCTTTTGATTGAAATTTGAATTCTTCACCAGTTTCAGTATCAACGTATGCATACCATGCACCAGCCTGTTTTACTAGTTTATTTTCTTTCATAACAGATAACCATGAACCATAGTTATCAATCCCTCTGTCAAAGTAGATTTCAAAATCAGCCGCCCTTAGAGGTGGGCCCATTCTGTTTTTTACAACTTGACAACGTACTTTCATACCAACTGTCTTATCCTTACCATTTACCTTCATCTTGATTTGTCCCATATTCTTTAACCTTAATCTTACAGATGCGTGAAAAGCAAGAGCTTTACCACCACTTGTAGTCCAAGGGTCACCGAACATAGCATTCATCTTCTGTCTTAATTGGTTAGTAAATACCAATGAGATTTTCTGTCTACCAATCATATTGGTAATCTTTCTCATTGCCTTCGAGATAATAATAGCTTTATCAGTAGCATATCCATCTTTCTTATAATCGGATGCTAATTCATTAGTTGTAGAAGCAGCCGCAACTGAATCTACTACTATTGTTACTATTTTATCTTTGGAAGTTTCTCTAACTTTCTCAATGATAGTTTCTGTGAAATCAAAGATTTGTTCAACCGAATCTGCGGTTACATAAAGAAGTTTAGAGACGTCAACACCGATTGCCTCTAAAAATTCTCTACTTACTGCGGTTTCTGTATCAATAAGAACAGCAACACCACCTTGTTTCTGTGTTTCCGCAAGGAGGTGAGCTGATACTAATGATTTTCCTGATTGTTCTAATCCTGTGATTTCAGTTATTCTACCAACAGGTAAACCACCATAAGGACGATTGGAGACAGCTACATCCAACATTGCACATCCTGTCGATATCCACCCATCTACATTTGTAGGAGCTTCATCATCATTAAGAAAAAATGCTACTTTGGAATCTTTCGATTGTTTGTTAAGTTCACCCGCCAGAATATCTGCCAAGTCAAGCTCTTTTACTGCTTTCTTTTTCGCCATTAAATTGGTTTTTAGTTGTTAAATAAGTCATCAAATGCTGCTGCTACATCATCAGTTTTCTTTGCAGATTCTGTTGTAGTTGGTGCAACTTTTGTTGGTTGAGTTGTAGGTGTACTTTGAGATAAAGTAGACTGAGATACAGTTTCTTCTTTTCCTTCACCACTTGGGTTCAACCATCCCTCTAATACTGATTTTAATTCATCATAAGATAATTCAGAATATAAATCTGTAATTTCAGTTTGTGATTCAATCCATTTAGTTACCTTTTCAGCATCTTCGCTTACTGGTGTAGCTTTTGGTTTAACTCTAATAGTAGTAGTTGGATAAGTAGTTCCAGCTTCTTCTGCTGATTTATACTCTATCGTTAAATCTCTACCACCACTTGGGTCTGTGATATCTCCATAATCAGGGTCAGCAATGTAACCAAGAATTTCTTGATATACTGTTTTACCGAATCCCCAAAAACGAACTCCTTCACCTTCTTCGCCTCTTACAACAACAGGTACGAAAGTTCTCAACTTAGGCTCCATAGCCTTTGCTGCTTTCCAATCTTCTTTATCTCCCATTCTTTTTAGTTTATCCGCAAACTCTACAATAGGGTCTGGTCTACCAAATGATTGTGGTGATAAATAAGTTTTGTTGTTAATGTTGTAGTGAAAGTACAATTCGATAAATGGATTATCCTTGTCGAATTGGTAAGGAACGATTCTCACTTGGTGCTTACCAGGTGTTGGTTTCCATAATGAGTCTGATTTCCTTTGTGTGTTTTGTAGTTTGTTCAGTCTACTTCTGATTGCGTTAATGTCTAAAGCCATGATTTTTACCTTTTAGTGTTAATTATTAATGTTTTAAGTTTAAGTTTTGAGTGCTAAACTATTTACACTCGGTGTATATATAAATATAATAAAACCAGAAAAACCACCGAATTTTTTTGGTTAGTTATTAACAATATATGCTAATTTACTATGTAAATATACGAAATTATTTTCATATATCCAAGTCTTTTTTTATAAATTTTAATAAATATTCTGATTTAGGGTGTTTTAGTAATAATTTATCTAAAATTTTTGAATTATTATCTAATTTATTACCATAAGTTTCAAGTAAATCTTCATAAACAAGTGCATATACCTTATGTTTATTTTTTAATTCTTTTAAATATTTAAATGTTTCGGTTATATTATTAAACTCATTATTTAAAAACCAAAATCCATCTTTTTTCATTAAATTCATAATCTTATTTGATGCATCTAATATTGGAAATGATTTTACTTTCGAAAATAAAATAGATTTTAATGTTTTTTCTGTTATGTAATCTCTTCCTTGATTTCCATTTCCTGGCCAAGTTTCTATAATGTAAAAACAAACATTTCTTACAATATCGGTATATGATGAAATATAATTATTTTTCCACATATCTAAACTTACTTTATTATCTTTAGGTTGAAAACAAAATAAGTTTTTCATAGGAAATTCTGGTATTCCATAATCAATTAAATCATCTCCTAATAGTTCTTTACAATTAGAAACTTTATCTCTTACCATAGAACCATTTGCCTTATTTAACTTTGAAGTTTCTTTATTATACGTTCCAACTAATCCATCTTTATCACTAGATTCGTAAAAATTTAAATAATTAAATCCTTTTGAATGAAAAAAGTAATATAATGAAAATAAATAATCAACATATAAATTTTTGTGAGAGTATGTTTCAAAATATGTAGATGATAAAATTAAATTACCATTATCTAAAAATTCTGTTAGCTGGGTATTGTAATGTAAAGGTTCTTCTATATTAGAACATATTGAATAATCATAACCATCTTCTTGTAATATGTTTTGAACTGCATTTATTTTTATATCAGTAGATAAATCTGCAGAACTTTCTTTATTTATAAAGTAAAATTCATCTACATCTGTTGATAGTTTAAAATAATCTGTTTCTTTGTGCAAAGAACAGTAATTTAAAATATATAAAATATTTGATATATCTTTAAATGTATTATAGTAGATTCCTATTCTCATTTTGTTCTATAATATTGTCCTGTACTTCCTTTCTTAAAATGTGTAAATGGGTATTCTTCTACTTCTAATAGTATTTCCAAATCACCATCTTTATCAAAATCTCTAACTTTCCAATAATTTGTTTTTGAATTAGGTAATTCATTTTCACCATCAGTTCCAAATATATCCCAAGTTTCATTTGTAAATGTATCATCACCATTATTTTTATAATATTCTATAACATTTAATTGTGAACTATTGCCATCTCCATATGGAGGTGAAATTGGTGAATGTGATAAAACAAAAATATCAAGTAAGTTATCTTTATTAAAATCTACAATAGAAATATCCATTGTTGATGATAATCCTTTTGAAATTAAATCATCTGTTCCGAAGAAATCATAATTGGTTGGTAAAATTAATGGATTGTCCATATCAAAATATGGATATTCTGCCTTACCCCAATATATCCATTGAGTTTTACCATATAATTCTTCTGTTCCCCCCATAGGAAAAAACCACTCACCACTGTCATGTGATTTTCCTGCAATTATATCAGTATAACCATCATTATTTAAATCTATTGCCGATTGAGAATACCAATCCATACCACCGGTATAACCTTGTAGTAAATCATATGAGGAATTTTGAAAAGTACCATCTCCATTATTTAAAATAATATTACCTGTTCCTGCAATTAAATCAATCCACCCATCGTTATTTATATCAGCTGCTGAACCTGAATGGAAAAATGTGGGATTTCCTTCTTGATAAGGAATAATTTCTTCAAAATAGAACTTACCATCGTTAAATCTAAATAAATCCAGTCCACCCATTGTTCTATATCCATTAAATTCGGCAGGGTCTTCCGCATTAAATCCAATCATATCCAAATCACCATCATTATCAATATCAACAGTAACTATTTTTCTATATGCTCTATTTGGTTGAATATCAACAATATCTCTATCTGCTAATGTCCAAGTATTATTATTATTTATTATAATTCTAATATCATTATTTGTATTAGCTGCATTTGAATCTCCTTGATTTGGATAAAATCCAACTCTACAAAAAATATCCAAATCTCCATCTAAATCATAATCAAAATATTCAAAAGCTGAAAAGAATTCAACTGGATAAGATTCTCTTTCTCTTGAATACCACCCATCATTCCATTCATGATTTTGAATAGATGTTGGGTAAATGGTTTGAGGTATTGGATTTGGGTTTGGTGGTTCAATGTAATCATCAAGTTCTTCTTTAGAACAAGATGATATTATAATTAATAATAAGAATAAATACTTTTTCATAAGTTTTACTTAGCCCATTTTCCACTTGCAACTAATTGTGCAATGATTCCATAAACTGATAAATCTTGAAATGTATCTTCACAAGATTCACCTATGTTATCTTGTTTACCTAATACAACTAATTGTTTTAATCTTTGTATTTTATCATTCATCCTAAACCAAAGACCTGTAAGAGATACTTTCTTTTCTTCTTCAGTTTCTAACTTTGAACCAACTGAAATATTATCAGGTCCATA